TAGACGTGCAGTCTTAGTTGGGAGTGTAACTTTTGTTGTATCTGATTGAGAAAAACTGCTCAAGTTCAGCATTAGAAAACCTACCAGCATGGTTAGCTTTTTCATTTGTTTGATTTTTTACGATTGTTATTGTGTTATCTATATGGTGTATTTGTTTGGTAATTAAAACCACATTCTCCTTTACAGAGTCAATCTTAGTATCAATCTGTTTGTTTACTGAATGTGCTGAATCTACTTTAGTCTGTAACGAATCTATTGTAACTTTGTAACTATTGATATCAGTTGCAATGCTGCTGGTACTAAAAATATTGTAGCCTACTAATATAATCAATACAGCTAACAATATATTTTGTTTATTTTGTAACATCTCTGTCTCCTTTATGTTTATCAAGTCTATCTAGTATTTGAGTAAGTAATTCATTCTGTACAATACCTACCATTGAGGCATTTTTAAGTACGGAGATCAACTGGAAGATAAGAAAAGGTGCTATGATTGTTTCACTTAACCAAGATGTTCCTTTAAATCCTTTCTCAATTGTTAAGATAGATGCTAACATTACGATCCAGAAGCATAATGTTTTTAATACTTTTAGGGCCTTTTTTGTCTGAAAACCTTCTCTTTTTGTTCCTGCCCATATACCGAAGAATCCATCAGCAAAGATAACGAAACCTACTGATAGAAATTGTTCGATGTTATCTGCTGTTAGGTTCATAAAATATGTACCTACAAATGCTAATGCTGTTGTCAAGGTTAGTGTTATTATAAGAGTTGTTTTCATCTTGTGTACCTATTTAACGTATTCGTAATATTTCTTAGTCTTCTCTGAGCGATCTGCTAATCCGTGAGTACCACCGTTAATTCTTTTTGTAAGAGCTAAGATTGAAGCATCGTTAACTCCTTGGTCACATATTGACCACAATTTATTTTTATCAAAGAAAAACATTGCTGACTCAAAAGAATAAGTAGTTGCTACTAAATCTGGGTTAGTCATGATCTCTGGCTTCTTCAAGTAATCTGAAAACGCTTTGTAGTTTTCTTTTCCTGTTAACTGAAGAGCTCCTCTTCCTCTGAACTTGAATCCATCTCCAGACTTCTCATCACCATTACCCATTCTTGAAGCATAGACTCTATTTGCAATCTTTTCAGGATTTCTAGCATAAGATTCTTCTAAAGTACCTGGAAAGTATTTTCCGAATATCCCTTGAAGACCTTCTGCTGAATAGTTTAAATTTTCTGAAAACGCTTTAAACCCTCCTGTTTCATGTGCAGTTTGAGCAAAGAAGTGTGCTGCTCTTACAGGAGTTAGTTTATAAAACTCCATTGCTTTTTTCATTGTACCAGGACCAAATGCCCCATCAGCTGTTACGCCGATCTTTTCTTGTAAACTTTTTAAACTCATACTTTAATTTTTATTTATTACTACCTTCTTGTGTGGCATATTTAATACCCATAATTGTACCAACTATTGAGAATGCATTAGTTAATAAGACACTAAACATGTTTGACCATGTTGAACCAATTATTTGGGTGTCTTGATCTGTTACAATGGCGGCCCAGTATAGTACAGTTGTAACAATACCAACGCCGACTATGACAGCTAACGCACACTTAACAATTATTTTTATTAACTCATTCTGACTCTTTTTCAATACTACGTCTAAATCATTTAGAGCAGCATCCTTTTCTAATTCTATTGCGTGTTTAAGTTTTTGTGAGTTTTCCAATTCAACTGTTAAGTTCTTTGTAAGCTCATCTATCTTCTTCTTATTGTTTACAGACTCAGTAACATCAGTTGCAATCTTAACTACATCAGTAATATTACCTTTACTATCAAGTACAGGATTGTATGATGCTTGTAAATAGACAATAGAGCCATCTACTTTTCTCCTTTCAAATATTCCATCAAAGAACTTACCCTTTCTTAAACTTTCCCAAAACTTAGTATATTCATCAGACTTTGAGTACTCATAGCTCACAAAAATACTATGATGCTTTCCAATGAGTTTACTTTTTTCATTGGCCTTATACCCCATAGTTTCTAAGAATATAGAATTTACATCTAGTATAAATCCATCAGTATTAAAACTAATAAAAGCAGTACTTCGGTTAATTGCATCTACTTGTTTCTTGCTATTGACAATTGTTGTAATGTCAGTAGCAATCTTCATTATTTTAGTAATCTTATTATTCTCATCAAAAATAGGATTGTAAGTTGCTTGGAGATTAATAAGACTTCCATCCTTTCTTCTTCTCTCAAACTCTCCCTGGTAGTACTTGCCACTTCTTAATATGTCCCAAAATTTTTCATACTCAAGTGATCTTGAATAATCTTCACATACAAAAATACTGTGATGCTTACCGACAAGCTCTTCATGGTTACCTGAACCATACCCCATTGTTTCTAGAAAGGTATCATTAACCCCTAATATGGTCCCACCAAGGTCAAAGTAAATAATAGCATTACTTCTATTAATTGCTTCAAGTCTACTTAATAGTTCTTCCTTTGATAAGGTTTTCATGTTACTCTTTATTAGAGTTACTACCTCCTTTAAAGCCAGCAAACTTCTCAATTACATCTGGAAGGAAACTTCCTAGAGTAATGTACATGAAAGCATCAAAAATATATTCATTTAGTTCTAATGCCTTACCCATGTATCCTGTTACTAGGTCTACTACGATAGCTGCTACCATTACCATAAATGACATAAAACCTATAATGGTTTTCTCATTGTAGTCATTTGATTTCTTAAAGATGTCTTTAAATGCCATAATATATTTTATTAAATTGATTAAATTATAACCTACTAATAAAACAATATTAACAAGAACCATTTGGTATAAATATAAAAAGCCCTGGGTATCCAGGGCTTATTTTTAATAAAATTTAATTATTTACTATCCTTCACAACTAGTACAACTATCAGCAGTACGTTGTAAATTATCTCCTCTTAATACTGATTCAGTACGAAGGTAATATAAGGTTTTAATCCCTAATTTATGTGCTTCTTTATGTACAGTACTAATGAATTTAGGAGTATCATTAGGGTCAAATGAAAGATTTAAAGACATTGCTTGATCTACATATTTTTGTCTAATTCCATTTTGTCTTACTAATTCTAATTGATTAATCTCTTTAAATGTTAAGAATATTTCTTTTTCTTCAGGAGATAAAATATAATCAGGTAAACCTAATACTGATCCTTTATCTTTTAATATTTGATCCCAAATACTGTCAATATTATACCCCTTTTCAGCTAATACTTTTTCTAATATTCGGTTTTTCTTAATGAAAACACCTTTTGCTGTTTTTAAATTATAAACATTAGCAGGAATTGGTTCAACTGATGGTGAAACACCACCGGAAATGTGAGCATTTGATACTGTTGGTGCAATAGCTAAATGATGTGAATGTCTTAATCCTGTTCCTTTACACCATTCTGGTTCTCCGTAAAGTTCTGCTTGTTCACGAGATGCTTTTAATGCTCCTTCTTCAATAAATGAAAACATTAATCTAGTATAAGTGTCTGCTGGTATTCCAGTGAATGGTAAGTTTTTAGATTGCAAAAATGTATGCCACCCTAATACTCCTAAACCAATTGCTCTACCTTTTGTTGCAGATCGTACTGTATTCTCAAAGAATTTAATATTTTTGGCACGATCAATAAATTCTTGTAATGCTCCTTCTAGAAACCATGTAGCTACTTCAGGTAAAGTCATTCCATTTTCAAATTTGTAATCTTTCCACTCATCCCAACGAGCTAAGTTTAATGAAGATAAACAACAAATAAATGAATGCAATTCATCAGTATAAAGTGCAATTTCAGAACAAATATTCGTCATTGTTACTTTAAGATTGTTATTCTTATAGGCTTGAGGGTTAGCATTATTAACATTATCCTCAAACATAATATAAGGTTCACCTGTCTCTAAACGTGTTTTTAGAATTTCACCCCACAATTTTAGGGCTTTAGGATCTCTTTCTTCAAGTTTATCCATAAAAACATCATCAATTGATACACACTGATGTAAGTTAAGGCATTGTCTGTTTACATCTCCTTTTGGTCTTCTAATTCCTAAGAACTCTTCAATGTCTGGATGATTGATTGAAAGGTTTACAGATGCTGCTCCTCTTCTAACAGAACCTTGGTTTGTTGCTAGAATAGTTGAGTCAAACATTTTAGCCCATGGTACAATACCTTCAGAAGATCCATTATCTTTGATAGTTTTACCTCTACCTCTAATGCGAGATAAACCAATTCCAACTCCTCCACCCTGTGAAGTTAATCTCATCAATTCTGAATTAGATCCTGCAATCCCTTCAATAGAATCTTCTACATCGATTCCAAAACATGAAATAGGCATTCCTCTTTCAGTACCCATATTGGATAGTACAGGTGAGGCTAAACATAACCAGTTTTTAGTTAATGCTTCATAAAATAAAGGTTGTAAATCTTTACGTTTTAATCTTTTGGCCGATGCTCTACTTACTCTTAAGAAAGCCTTAAACACATCTTCTTCAGGTAAAAGATATCCATTTGAAACTATATCTAATCCAATTTGGTCCATCCAATTAGGATATGATTTACCTTTAACCCAATTTGTTGTATCTACTTGTATACTCATTTATTTTTATTGTTTATTAGATTTAGTTCTATTTTCATTTATTGTTAATGGTTGGAGATTTTTATAATTCCAACACTTGTATATTTCATCTTGTTGAGTTAAATCAAAGGAATTGATAGGAATAATGTGATCTACCTCCCAATAACTCCCATAATTTTCCCACTCCATTCCGGGTTTGAATTGGGAACTTAAATGGAATTTACATTCTTCTAAACTACAACCTAAATACCCAAATACAGAATTGATCTTGTTTGTTATAGTTTTATAAAATCTATTTCTCAGATTATGTGTTAATCTATAGATGGGATCAGTTTTCCTTTTATGTTTATGATAAATTCTAGCATATTCCTTATCATACTCTTTATAATTTCCTCTATTCTTTTTGATAAGAGCTTTAAATTTCTCTTTATTGTTACTTATCCACTCTTTATTTTTAATATTGATTATATCTTTTTTTTGAGTATATCTAATCTCAGATTTAATTTTTATACAAGATTTACAGATATTTTGGTAACGCTGTCTTGTGTTTTCCCAATAATAATTTTCAATTCCTTTTAATTCTTTACATTTAGTGCATGCTTTCTCCATAATTATGTTTTGATATAAATATGTGAAAGGAAAAAACTATCCATGATTCTTTTATAGGTCTGACCAATCTGAAGTAGATTTGGCATAGTCTGTTACTCTTCCCGCGAAGAAATCTTGGTGTGTTTTACCCGATGTTAAGTGGCCAAACCACTCCATCTGCTTTAATAGATTTGGTTCAATGTCATTATAAACGGCATTATAACCTAATTCAATCATTTTTTCATTTGCACGAGCTTTGATAAAGTTTTGTAGTTGAGGAGTATTTAAACCTTCTACTTCACCCATTTCAAATGCTTTATCAATAAAGTCAAATTCTAATTGAACTGATAAATGGCAAGCTTCTGTTACTTTATTTCTTAATTCTTCTGTATTAAGTTCAGGTACTTCATCTAGTAAAGTTCTAAATAACCAACATCCAGCTTTTGAATGTAATGATTCATCTCTTACACTCCACTCAATTATTTGTCCTGTTCCTTTCATTAAATTTCTTAATTGAAAAGACATTAAAATAGCGAATGAAGAAAATAAATTAACACCCTCAGTGAATGCCGAAAATATTGCAAGTGACTGCGCTTTTTCACTTAGAGTTCCCATTGGGGTTTCGGTTAATCGCTCAATTTTACTTAAAGCTGCTTCATCTTCTAAAAACGCCTTAAAATCTTCTAAATCTAAAGCTTCATTTAAACGAGCATATGCTTGAGCATGGATTGCTTCAAATGAACCGAAGGTAGAAGTCATAGCTACAATTTCAGGTTTTGGAAACCACTGTGACACCTTAGAAGACCAGTAATCATTTACATGCACCTCAGTTTGTGCAAAGGATTTTAAAATATTACCGATTAGGTTTTTTTCAGATTCAGTAAGTTTTTGTTTCCAATCATTTAAGTCGGATGCTAAAGGTACTTCATCTGCTAACCAATGACTTCTTTGTTGGTCTAGGTAAAAATCGAATGCTTCTTGATATTCGAATGGTTTGTAGAAATCTCTTCTCTCAATTAATGACATAATTTATTTTTTAATTTTGGGTCAATAAATATTACCCGTTATTTTCTAGGCTAAAGTTTTGGAATAAGTTTTTGAGATTACCTTTCTCACTAGCTGATATTCCACCAAATGTTGTTTTTGATTGGGATTGTTGGTTTTTGTAATCCTCAGTATCGTCATATTCATCTAATACTTCAATATGACCGCAAGATGTATCAATATTAACATTGTAAGTCATACCATCTGGCCCATAACGGTTCTTCTGAATATGCCATCTTCCGGTACCATTTACTTTATCTGTTTTTAAACGAGATTGTGACATCCCAAAATCAACAATAGCTTGTTTTTCATATGAACCCGCTGATTTATCACCTTCTACTACTTCATCTTTGGCACCTGCTCTATTTACTTGTGAAACAGACCAAATAGGCAATTGTAATTCTTTAGCTAAACCCTTAGTCCCATAATGTAAGTCATCAATTTCTTCTTTTCTGTCTTTACGTCTTGAAGGTGGTTTTAACAAATCTACATAATCTATTAAAATTAAATCTGCCTTAAATCCTAAATCTGCTGTCTTTTGATAGTGAGATTTGATTGTAGTTAATGAAGCTCCTTTAGCTGGGTATTCTTTTATGATGATGTTGTTTTCAAACCCCTCTACCAACTCTTTTACCTGGCCTTGGTATTCATGTATTTCACTTACATTAATCCCTGTATAGTAGGCATCATATCTTCTACCAACATAATCTTCTCCTAATTCTAATGTGTAATGAATTACTTTATACCCTAATTTACCAGCATGCGCCCCTAAGGCTACTAAATCCCAAGACTTACCTCCACCAGGTCCTCCATAAATTAGACCATAGTCTCCACTACCTAACCCCCCTTGAAGTAATATATTTAGAACATCCCAAGGCGTTGGTACTACTTTTCTACTAGATTCTCTGTAACGAGATTCAATATCTTTTGAGTATTCATGACCTAGATTTTTATCAGCACCTGCTTTTAGGGCATTATCAATCAGAATTCTAATATCATCATAGTGACCACTTTTTAATAAATCTACTGAGTCAATCAATGCATTCTTTAGTAATTGATTTTTACAAAAATTAGAGAATTCTTCTTCAACATATTCCTGATCATCATATTGAGTAGTGTACACTAATTTCAGTTGTTCTCTTACCGCAGTTTGTAGAACATCGTTATCAATTTTTTTAACCTCAATTTTTAATGTATCTAAAGTTGGGGTAGTATGATACTTATCAAAATACTTTAAAGTTTCATCTATAACCCACTTATGACCAGGGTGGCTAAAATAGGATTCATCTAATATGTCCCTTACGTTAAGTAAGAAGGCTTTATTCTTTAATAAAGAATTTATCACCTTAATTTGGAAAGAAGAACCATAGTCTTCAAGTTTTGAAAATGCAACCATTTATATAACTTTTATTTTTTATGTTTATATTGATTAAGATACGAAAAAGTATTTGCTATCCAAAATTCTATGTTGGGAGAGATTTGTCTTTCTAATAAATCACTTTTATGTAATTGTAAGAACCTTGAATTATTTAAGATGTTAGGTTCCTCATTAATTAGTTCATCTAACACAACTTCATCATACTCTGGTATATTGAGTTCTGTTAAGGTCATTAGCTTGAAATTAATTTCTAGCTGTTTCCTAAAATTGTAGATATCACCATACAAACCATGTTCTTCATGCTTATCATAGCTCTTTTGGATAATCTCTTTTAATATTACTTTACCTTCATCAAAGATTTCAGGATATAATTTTTGCAATTTTTTATCACCTAACCCCCTTATACCAGGAACATTATCGGATTTATCACCCATTAGTACCTTATAATTGATATAATTTTGGGGCCAAAGTCCCATTTCATCATATACTTCTTTGGGACCATAGAATTTCTTCTTAATAGGTGAGTACACTTGAATTTTATCACTACATAATTGTAAAAAATCTTGATCGGCTGATACAATAATGGAATTATCAAATTTAGGCGCTAAATACCCTATTATATCGTCGGCTTCTAACTTATCACGTGTTATGATGCTTATGGGAAGCTGGCGTAAATAGTCCACTAATCTTAGCATTTGCTGCGACATAGAGGCCGATTCATCAGCTAAATCATCAAATGAACTCCAATTAGTAATGCGTTTTAATTTTCTATTCCCCTTGTAATCAGAATATAAATTCTTTCTATTAGTAGTATTACCCTGACCATCAAAAACACATATGATTCTTGTGGGTTGCACCAAATTAACTGTATAAGCTAAGGACCTTAAAAAACCTACCATACCCCCAATGTGAGTGCCTTGAGTATTTGTACTACCAATGACAGCGAATGATCGCAAAAACATATTCATACTATCCACTAACAAAACCCTGCTATTTAAGTGCAGGGTTTCTGTTTGGGAATCTTCTTGAATATTATCGAGGAGACTTTTATAATCCATATTAAATTTCAGATAAATCTACTCCTACAAAATCAGTATTTTCTTCTTCAATAATATCAAAATCATCGCTTCCTAAAATAACTGACCAATCTTTAGAGTGTTCTTTTTTATACTTGTTAATCTCATTAGGTGAATTTTTAATAAACCCATGAGCAGTACTAACAATAGTACCTTTAGCTGTTACACCTGTTACGTGATTTTTGTCACAAGATACTTTAGTTTTTAAAGCAAATTCAATCTCTTTACCACCCTTAGTAGCTTTAACTTTCTGAGTACCAGGGCTAGTTACGTTACCAAAAGTAATGATAAATGATGCGTCAAAGAACATAGCATCTCCTCCTTTATTTCTTAATTTAGGTTGAGCCATAGGCATTAGAGCTGGTTCTACCCACACCTTATTAACACAAACCATAGTGTTAGTGTAAGATTGAGATTCTTTACGAGACATAATCAATCTTTGATTGATAAAGTTAGCAAATTGTTGAGACATTGCTCCAGCATTCCACATTGGTGAGTTAGAGTTTTTCTCAATACTCATTCTACATGGAATTGAACCAATAGAATCCCATAAGAATAATAAATCATAAGGTAAATTACCCTTCTTTTGTTCATCTAGCAAATCTGCCATAAATGCTGCTACATCTTCAATACACTGTAAAGATTCTCTATCAGCATAAATGAAAAAACCCTTATAATCCTTATTACCATTCTCATCAATAGTTTCACCTAAATCAAACCCCATTGCAGACCAGTGTTCCCAACTATGTTTCATTTCAGTAATGATAATAATAGGTAATACTCCTGTTTTTTGAGCTTCGATTGCGGTTTCAATCAATAATGTAGTTTTACCTGTGTTGCTGTGTCCTCTTACTAGGGTAATATGACCTTTTGGTATTCCAGGCATTTCTAACATCTCAGCAACGGGCTCTGTAAATTTAATCCACGCTTGGGGTTTAAAATTTGATGAACTCTGTCCTAAATTCTTACCGGCCTTGAACTTATCAAGGGAGAACGTCCCAGTAATGGCCTTTCCGACTTGGCCGGAAAGGCTTTCTGTTTTTTGTTTAGCCATAAATTAATTAATTTTCTCCAAATAGGTCATCAAACTCGTCAGCATTAATATTCTCTTTAGGTTTAAGAGCAAATGCTTTGTTTTGTTGTGGTGCTACAGTTGATTTTTCTTCAGTAGGTTTTTGAGTTTTTGGCAATGCCAAAAATTCATCTCCGGCATTTTGTGGAGCAGCGGCTGCAGTTTCTTCTTCAGGGTTTAAGAATTCAACTAAAAATTGTTTAATCTCATCAAAAGTATATTTTTTAGAGAAAGAAGCAGGATCTGGTTGGTTTTCTAACCATTTTTCAACCTCAGCATTGTTAGCACTCAAAGGTGTAGTCTTCATTGCTGGTAAGATTGTAGATTTGTTGTAAGCTGTACCTGTGGTTTCTGGACCTACAGTTTCAACTTTCATATCTCTACCTTCCATGATGTCTGTGAAATCTCCTACATCTTCGTCTGCAGCAAGAGATAATAATGCTTGGTAGATTTCTTTTCCAAATTCCCAAAGACGTACTCCTTTTTCTTCTTCGCCTCGAACAATAACAGGAGCAAAAACTCTCATTTTAGGTTCTAGTTTCTTAGCTAATTTCCAGTTTTCAGGTTCTTTAGTTTTACGAAGTTCTTTTGAGAATTCGATAATTGGGTCTTTTTCACCAAAGTTTGAAGGTGAGATAATTGTTCTTTTCCCAATACCATAGTGAAAATACAATTCGGTAAATGGGTTTTCAGGATTAATTTTTGATGGTACAAACCTTACTAGGGCTTTACCAACAGTTGGTTTCCAAAAGCTTAAAGCTTTCTCATTTGTTTTTTGTCCTCCAGATTTAGGAGATGAAAGTGCACTGAGCTTGTTTTGAATCAAGTCTAAATTCATAACTTTTTGATTTTAATGTTAAAACTAATTTGCAAAGGTAATATAATAAAAATATCTTGGGTATCCAAGTTATAGTGTAATTATTTTATAAATTTTTGTATCTAATCTTTTTAAGTCTCCGGCATGAGTCAATAATATACAATTTTGATATTCTTTCCAATCAATTGCAAAAGTATTATCTAATACTCCCCCATTTAATGATTTAATTAAGTCATTTAAAGCATTGATAGTATAAAGAGTATTTGATTCTTTCTTTCTATGAAGTAAAATAGTATTGTCCAACAACATGTTAGTCATATTTACTGAATCTACATTGTATGTAAATACGTACTCTTCAGTTGCTTTAATATACAAAATGAAGATCTTATTGAATAAGATTTTATATTGTCCCTGTATGGTTGCTAAAGTAGTGTCTAAATCCTCTTTACTAGAGAATGTGCAGAATAATTTGTTCATATAATCTGAATATTCATACGAACTTTCGTATGATGATTGCAAATAAATATGTGAAGGAATAAGGGTTTGTTGATCAATCATAACTTTTATTTTAGTGAATTGTAATTTGTTCCGTATTTTACTGTAACCTTGAACCCAAATGGCTCTTCTAATAACCTTTTTATCTCTCTTAATACCTCCTTCCCATCATCTCTATGATAGTCTACTAATATCGAATCATAAGTATAAAGTAATATACGACTTTTTCTCCCATTAGCCAAATACTCCTGCACTCCCTTAATAGAAGTTACATTATAATAAGTTTCTCCTGATTGTATCAGGTAATTCAGCAATTTTTGAGGTGTTGGGTTTATAATGTCTTTTGCAAATAATTTTCTCCCTCCTACTAAGGTAAGGTACCCTTTAGAATTAAATTCATCCCATAAAAGATCTACAAAGGCTGCTACTTGTTTAAAGAACGGTATGTCTTTGTACTGTTCAAAAACTCCTCCGTATAGTTGTTTAAATGTTAATTCTTTAGAGGCTTGGTATTCTTCATCTGTTAAAATATCTTTTTTAAAATACATTTGCCCTAAATGGGTATGTATAGAGCCTTTATCAAACTTGTATCCTATAAATTCACCTAAAATTCTAGGATGGTATGCCTCGTAATCAAATTCAAACAGCATATCATTTTGAGCAATAATTGCTTCCCTTGAGCCATTAGTTTTATTTAAAGCCGCGAAATTAATATTATTATACGAATTAGTAGGGCGAGAAGTAAAATTATGTAAATTGTATTGAGTATAGATCTTTTCATCTTTTATTGAAAAATTAGGATTAGTTGGGTTAAAATGTTCGTTAAAAAGTGGCATATCTAACGCGACACCATGTTTTTCAATGTCATAGTACACTTTAACATAATCATCGTTATAATACGTGCCTATTGCGGGAAGTAGCATTAAATGTTTAATTACACTAAATATAGCTTCTTGAGTATCATAGTGTTTTGGAATTGGGATAATAGAATTTAAATAAGGTTTGTTCCCGTAAAGTTGTTTGAAATGAGTGTGTATATTTGTATCAAAATCATGTATATACGGAGGGGTGGTGGATGTGGATAGTGACAAAAGTTGTAAATCTTTTACTTTACTATCTAAAAATTCTTCTCCTAATAATTGTGCTGTTACTTTTTTATCTAATACAAAAACATTTTTATGTTTTAAAATAAATTCTTTCACTTTTTGCTCATCCACAGCGAATGCTTCACTATGGTGAATAGTAAATATTAAACCCTTTGAATCTATTTGTTTAAAGTAGATTAGGGAAGTTTGTGTTAGTAAAGGATGATATTGAGATGAAAGTGGGATAACATTTATATAACAATCCCCATAAGGATAAAGTTGAGATAACTGTTCAGTATTTTCGACTAAGTAAAACATTTGATATAACTTTTATTTTGATTAAATATAAAAAGGCTCCCTATGGGAGCCAAATTTATTGTTTTAAGATTTTATCTAAATAATTGTTTAGTAAAATGATCTTCAACTTCGTCTCTATATTCCTCCATGGATGGGTTCATTTTAAGAAAATCTTCAAGTGCTTTTTCTGCTTTTTTATGTTCCTCGGTATGATGAGATGCTCCACTCATATCTGCTTTTTTTCCTAATCTCATTTCATTACCCACAAGAGTATGTAATTGTTTTCTAAGATTTTCTTCATTTTCTTCTAATGAAGCAGCTTTAAATTGAGATAAAGGGAATACGAAATCTCCTTTTTCATTTTTATTTCCTTCTCCATTCCATACTTTGAATTCTTTACCTCCTACAACAACTGCTTCTAATCTACCTTTTAAACCTTGTTTAAATTGAGATAAGAAAGATGATGTTTGAGCAGGGCCAAATTCTGAACTTGAGTTTGCTTTTTCAATATCGAAATATCCTCTAAGTTTACCGTATAATTCTTTATAATTAGTAGCACCACCTCTACCTCTTTCAACTGAAGTTAAAGCAATTACTGCTTCTGGAGATATTAATAATTGGTCCCCTAACATTCTGAAATGGTTAGATAAAGCTGTGAAAAGTTTATTTGGTACTACCCCGTTAGTAGGGATAAATCTTTTACCCCCACTTCCACCTTTTTGGAAATTAAAACGAACATCTTCTTTTATTAATTTAGCAGAAAAGGCTCTAGCCAATCTAGAAGCATCTTTTTTTACTTTAGCTATAGCTTCTTTTTCAGAAGTTGCTTTTACTTTTTCTTCGTAATCAACATCATCATCATTTTTAATTACATAATAAGTAACAAGATATTCCTTTTCTTCAGTATTTTCAACTAAGATTTGATCTAAAATATTTTTTAATTTAATAGTGCTCATTTTATTGTGTTTTATTGATATAAATATTATGTGGGCTTAGAAAATTGAGTTAAATTGGTTAGATATTGTTTTATACCTATAAAATTTTTCTCAGCTTGATCTAATACTCTTTGATTAGTGTCTACTATTCCAGCTCTTGTGGTTATATTGTTTGTCCTTTCGTTACGAAGTGGACCTGATATTTGCCAGAATATTGAAATTGATTTCCATAAGGCATAATTGTCTTTAGTGGTATTATTTTGGAAGGCCTCATAAGTTGTTTTATCGATTTCCATTATTCTAAATGTAGTACCATTCTTTTGTCTAGCCAAGTATCTTGTAATTTTCCCAGCTTTATAATCGGCTTCAGTTGGTGAAGGAGTAAAAGGTGTAGGATTTATTAGGTTAATACTTAAATTAGAATTTAAAGAATTATATTCAATCTTTTTAATAGTATCTGAATCTAAATTCACATTAACCACATTTAAAGGAGTAGAAATTAATGGGATAGAGTTACCCGATGTAGGGCTTACTCCGGTAAATGATTCTCCCTTAAAAGTAGTATAATAAGGGCCAGAATATGATTTTCCATCAGGGGTTTTAAACTGACCTGGGTTGGCTTTTTGGTTGGTTAGTATTCGTGATTTTGGAAAGTATTTCATTTTATTTTACTGTTACTCCTGTGGCTTTTGCTATTTTATACCCTGTTTGTTGAATTAAAGATGCTCCTGTTGGCCCCAAATTTTTTCCTGTTCCTAGAGTATAAGCTGTTTTACCACCATTAATTCTTTCTTGTGTTATAACTGTTAAAAGCTGTTCTGAGGTTTTATACCCACGTTTATAATAGCTATTAAGTAATTTTGAGAATCCAGCAAACCATCCACTTCCATTCCATGAGGCATAGACCATATGGTAGAATAATCTTCCATCAGATTCCACTAAGGTTTTTACTTGTGGATCTAAATATTTATCTCTCCATTTTTCATAGTTAGGTTTTTGGATTTGTACTGTTAAGTTAAATAAATCAGTTTTAATTGGGTCTTTAGGAACATATAACCAAGGCCAATTTTCACGGGCATTATTATCATCCATAATTTTCCAAAATCTTACACAAGCGTTGCATGAACCATTTCTTAACCTATCTACACCAAACATAGTTTCTCCACTAGTTGCATATCGGGAATCACTATTACCACCACCATTATAATATCCTCCTTCAAGGTTAATAATAACAGCTTTAGCAGCTTGGGCAAATGTGTTCATTTCCTTAGTTACTGTAACCGGTGGATCTGGTGGGTTTTTATTTACTTTATTACCTATATTTTTATACTTAGACATAGAGTTCTGATTAGCTTGAGCATCTTTGATTACTTTCTTCTCAGCATCTGTCATAGGCTCAAATCTAATATTAAGAGTTTGACCTGTTATCTTAGTAGTCCATTTATTATTATTAAAATTTTGGTCAATTGTATGTAAAATAAAAGCTATTTTACTTAATCCCTTATCAGGACCATCTTGAATTATATAAGAACTAGGTAATGAATCTTCAGGAATTACAAAGGCAGAGTGAGGTATTATTCCACTTAACCCATCCATTTCTAAACTAAAATCTAGAGGTAATATAACATCACCAGTGAAGGCATTATCATCTCCGGATTTTAAAGGGTCGGAGTATATTTCTCTGTAGGTGTTTAAGCAAGAGTCTAATTTATCTGTGTTAAATTTTAAAGCCATATGTTGTATTTTTTATATTCTAGGCCCGGTGAATGTTACAGTTCCATCAGAATTACGAATTTCATCTGCAACTCCACTTGCTTGTAAAGTTGCATTAGTAGCTGCTGTTTGGGCTGAAGATTGAGCAGCTGCTGTTTCTTCTTCAGTTTTAGCTCCCCCAATTCCATCGTATATTTTTTCTATAAAATCTCTTAATTCAATATATCTTTGATTAGAACTATCATTAGTTTTAACATTATTATTAGAATCAGTAGCAGCATCTACCACTACAGTATCTAATCTATTATATAGCCCTTTATTTAAGTGGGAAAAAGATAAGGCATTTTCTGCCCCCTGCACTCCATAAGGTTGGGCTTGAGCTGCTATAACTATCATTGCAGCTGTGTTAGGTGCAATTTTTGAAGTATAGTTAAAATTATATGCTAAACTTTTTGTACCCAATACTGGGATCTGGGTGTATGAAGGTATATTTTGTGTTGGGCTTGATACTTTCCTATCATCTAATATTCTTATACATCTTGAATCATCATCGGGTACTATTCTAAATTCATTGTACCCTCCAGTAGCTTTAGAGATTCCATCTAATATATCTTTTAAGAAATCTATAAGATTAACATTTCCTCTTTGATCTGCAGTTCTCCATTTTTTTAATATACCTGCTACCCAATCTATATTTACTAAAGTCCACATAAATCTTCCTCCAGTACCATTATCATCAAACCAATTAAAGTTTTTCTTTATATCTTCAAAGGTTTGAGAAGTTATTCCAAAAGGCAATTTATTTGAACCTATTAAACATACTGAGGGGTCTAATGAACAATGTCCAGGGAATGTGTAGCACCTGTTTGTTTCAGCGTTTACATCTATATAAATGTATGGGCGTTGTTGGGTTCTATCTTCTCCTTCGTTTCTATGGAATAGCATTCCGTTAGATAAAGTTAAAAGTAATAAATGACCTAAAGTGATGTAAACTTGTTCTAAACCTTTAGAACTTATATCATTAGCATTTAATGATTCTCCATTAATCTCATACCCCATAATTAATCTTCCAAAAAATGTAGAAGGGTATAAAAGAGGAGGAACATCAGAATCTATATCACCTTCAGTATTTTCACTTATACCAGGTTTATTTATTAAACGATAATGATACCCCTTACGTTGCAATTCTGTATTATAATCCCAACTAGTTCCTAACCAATAACTTAAATTACCAAGAAAGGGTTCTATAGATGATAGATATTCAGGTGTGGTTTCAATTTTAAAATTAATATTTTCCCCACTTGTTACATCTTTAGAATAAATGTTATATAAAGCAGAATTTAATAAAGATTGATTTTGATCTGCTACTACAGGATAAACTGAGGATGTTATTTGGGATTGTTCAACAGTTGAATTAGCTTTACTAGGGAACTCTCCTGATAGATTAATTTTTAATGATTCTAAAATATCTCCGGCTCCAACTAATTGGACTTGGCATTTAAATGAACCATTATCGGCTAATGAATATGTAAAGTTTTTAATTGTACCCCAAGTAGCATCATAATTTCCACTATGTTGTATCCTATGGGCTGTAATTTTTTCCATTAATTCTTCTTTGGTCTTAATTCCATAGAAGGGAAGAGGAGTAGGAACATTTTCAATCTTTTCAGTGTCATTATCTATATAAAAGGTATGACCCCATTCTACTAAAAGCCCAAATCCAAGTTTCATATAAAGAGCTTCCATTATATTAAGTTGCTCCATGTTATAACAAACAAAATCAATAGTAGTTTCTTTTAATGTACCTAATTTACCACCGGTTTTAATGGATATTCCAGTTATACCGGGCATTGGTTTATATCCAAAACTTTCACTTCCTCCTATCCCATAAGCACCATCAGAACTTAATCCTGAACGAAGATTGAATTTAGTAGGACCCTCAGTATGATCTATAAGACCAGCTTGTAATATGTACTTTTTAGATAAGGCATCACCATGTAATCCCCCAAATTTGTTATTATCATACTTAACATTAACCCCAGAACTTACTCTTATCCAAACATTTTTATTGGTAAGCCATTGTAATTCTTGTGAGCTTCTATTTTCGGTATTAACAAGTTGTTTTCGTTTTTCTATTTGGGTTGCAACATAAGGTTGAAAAGGAGAACCTGCTATGTTAGTATAATCTAAACTAGCCATAACTTTATATATTATTTGATTGATTGTATTTCATTAGCATATCTGATAGATTCTTAGGGATTCTCAAATATACCCCCTGTGGTGGAAATATAGAATCCCCTGCTAAATTATTAACCATAGCTATAACCCACCATAAAGTAGCGTCTCCATAGAAATCATGAGCAATATTATCCAACCTATCAGTAGTACCAGTCAAGATGTAGTTATCATCTGCTTGAGCCTCAATATTAGGATAATATGTTGGTTTATACATGGTTTTACCTGATGTGGAGGTAATACCGGTATCGGATTTCATTGTGGATATAATTTGATATCTACTTGGCATAATTTATGTTTTTATATAAATATGCAAGATAAAAAAGGCTCCTAATGGAGCCTATTCAGAGAATTCAAAATCTTTTCTAGATAAATAGTTATTAGCTACTTTATCAGAAATTATTATTGGTTCTTTAAGACCTTTTTGGGGTAATTTATCCATTATAGGTTTAAAGCTCATTTGAATTTTTAATATTTGTGGAACTTCCATTTGGAGTTGATCACCTGTAAGATTGTTATCACTATTTTGTTGTCTTAATTCAGGTTGACTCATTTTAATCTCCCAAGGGTAATTATCTTCTACGCTTATATTCATAGAGGTGATAACACCAGGTGTTCTATAAAAGTATTCTCCTATAGTTAATTTATGGATAGTACCTCTCATAAAACCTTGACCACTATAATCTGGGAGTAAGGTAGATGCTAAGTAGTTTACTTTTTGGTAAATTTTTTCCATTTCCTGGACAGATTGAGCTGCTACCACAAAAGTAAATCCTACTTCTCTGGTAAATCCTTGATAAGTGTAAAAGTTTTCACCTCTACCCATATATCTTTGGGCATTCCATTCGGCTCCTATATTGTCAGAGAAGTTAGTAATATATGCTCTAAAATGCATTCTATTAGTTTCATCAGGATAACCATTGTCTATGGATTCTATACAGAATTTAATTAAATCTCTAACTGAGGGGTCATCATCTTCAACAGGCTGATCAATATTTCTTCTGTAGATAGGAGACATATTAATTTGATCTTGGGTTTGGTTTGTAGAAAGTTGATAAAAATTATTTCGTTCATCACTCTTTCTAGTTCCAGGACTACCAACTCCAATTCTAGATTCTATATTATACCCATTTCCGTCAGGACCCCCTGTTGTATAACCAACAGTAGAAGCTAAAGCTGAAGCATCTGTTTTAGATCTAAAATCTTGTAAATCATATCCAGGCCCAGAAATAGCTTTAGAGGATAATAACTTACTATAAGCCATAGTATTACTAAAATAATGGATATCTCCTGGATAAGTGTGTGGATCCGAGTCAGGATTCTTTTCGGGTCTTATAAAAGATGGAGAAGATTGTTGAATTAAAGTGTTTCTACTTGGGTCTCCTACAATTACAATACTATTAAAATCAGTAGATAATTCTGGTATTTTAGAATTCAAGATGTATTTTGTAAGACTAGAATATCTACTATTAACTCCCTCAAAATCAGTTTTTGAGAAAAAATTAAATCCTGGAGTGTAAGTCTTATTGTAAAATGGTCCTTCTTTAAAATTATTAAAAGAAGTTGAGGTATTTATAGAAACTCCCTTAAAGTCAGTTGCTTTAAATATAGTTGTATTACCATCTCCATACAATGAATCTGGTCCCATTTCATAGTCAAATAATATATTATCACTATTAGTTGCAATTCCTAATTTGGTTGCAGCATCTAAAGAATTGATTATGTTATCTGTATTAGAATTTAACTTTAAATTAAATAAAGTAACTAATCTATTATTATTTGATTCTTTATGGGATACAATGTATTCGTATTTGTTTTGTAAACCATCAGGTCCTAATTCGTTTGCATTAGATCCAGCTCTTGGTATATGAATACCAGTACCTTGTTCAAATACTTGTGCTAATAAATTAGCATTTAAGTTATAGGTTTGGGTATTTAACCTAGAAGTTCTACCTCCGGTTTCTATTCTTGGATTTGATTTTTGTAATCCTACTTGTTTAGCAGTAAATATAGACCCCTTGGGAAAATCAGTTAAAAAACGTGATATTCTTACAGAGTCTTCAGTAGATGCTATAGTCGAGTATTTCCCACCCCTTAATGGCCAATCCGCGCTTGCTCTTGCGATACCAGCAAGATATTCACCCTCAGGTGAATCCTCTGGTAATCCTGGTTTTATGTAAGGAAGACCACTAGAGCCTCCTCCCTGAACATCGTTTCCGAATCTTAGAGATTTTAGATTGGTTTTGAGGTTAATTATACCCATTTATTTTATTTAGGTAAATTATCACTATAATGATTTCCTGGTGCACTATTGAATATGCTAGTGTTAAGAGGGTCTGTTTCTTCTAAACGTGAAGGTACATAAGTTCTAGGTGGTGCTTGTAAACCTTGTACTCCACCTACTACAATTTTAGTCCCTACATTTGGGTTACCAGTAGTAGAGAATAAATTATGGCGAGTAAATCCTGGTGGGTTAGCATTTACAGTTGAAGGGACAGTTTTCCCACTATATCCTAAATCGCTCTCTCCGGCATTTAATAAATTAAGTAATCCCATTGTGTTATATTTTAATGTTTATAATAAATATTGTTAACCTATACTCCTACGTGTATTTTGTCCAGCTGCGGATTGCTGATAAATTCTAGCATGTTCGTTTACATCAAAATATGTAGTGGCTTGAATAGGATTAGCAGCAACAGCTTTAGCTACAGCTGCTCCTAATTTTTCATAATCAATTGTTGGAGATGAAGATGCGGCCGTAGCAGCATTTATTTTATTTAATGGTGTTACAGTAGCACCAGGTTTAGCTGATAGAATTTCTGGTCCGTTTTCTCCTACTAAGATGCTTCCTGCCCCTGTTACTGTCCCACCTACTGCTAGGCCAGGTACTGTTGGGGTTTGAGGTGTTGTAAATTTATTAACTATAGCCATAGTTGCGGCTATTCCAGCTATTATACCCAGAGCTCCTAACCCTAATGTTAAAGCATTAGCAGTTGCTATGGCAGCTGCGGCTCTACCTACTTCTAACCCTAATAAAGTAGCTGTTGGAGCAATCATACCAGCTATAGCTATTACGGATTTACCTACAGAGGTAGCAAAATTTACTGCCATTATGGTAGTTATAGCCCCCATTATACCATATAAAATCCAGGCATTGTCTATTAAACTGGTCATCATTTCTAGGGGACCAGCTAACAGTTCTGTCATCTTATTGATAGAAGTGTTAATACTTTCTTGAAGAGATAATCGTTTGATATCCCCTTCTTGAAGGTGCATATTTTTAGCTATCTGGGCATCTGTAAGACCAAGTCTTCTTTGATCCGCCATATACATTTCAGCCAATTTATCTCTAGATATCCCTAATACCTTAGCTGCTGCTTCTTGTTCTATTCGATTTCCGGTAGCAAATGAATTTATTATAGCTTGATTTTTACCTATTTCTTTAGTTAACTTTTCAGTTTGACTAGTCATAGCATAATATCTAGCAGCCTCTAAATTGATTTGCTTACCTGATATTACTTCATATTCAAATTCCGAAGCAATAGATTGTTCAATGTTTAATAAAGAGTTTGCTATTCCCTCTACTTCTGATAAATTTAGTCCTAAATCTTTAGCGCTAGTAGCAGCTTCTGTTATTCTTGCAGTACTATTTCCTAAAGATGCTGCAAGAGCTGTTGAGGTGCTGTATACCTCCCTCATTATAACTCCTTGAGCTAAAGCTGATCTATTAGTGGCATTATGTTCCTTAGTTCCCTGTTTAATGGAGGCATTCATTTGGTCAATAGTTTGACCATTAACTTGGGACATGATAGCTGCTTTATTAGCTTGCTCTTGAGTCATACCCATAGCTTTAACCATTTCAGCAGCTGATGCTAGTGTATCAGGAGTGAATATAGCTGCGGCGTTCATTCCGGTTTTTTCCGTTAAAGATGCGGCAGTTTGAATGTAATCAACACTAGATATTAGCCTAGTGTTCATCTGATCCAACAATGGGATAGTGCCTCCTGTTAGATTTTTAAATTTAGTTTGAGCTTCATCTAATTTAAAGAAACTTTGAACAACCTTAGTTATAATAGCATCGGTCATATTTACTAAAGTAAATTGTTCCTTTAAAGCTATTGCTATATTTTTATACTTGGAGGTACCTTTTTCTAACTCCTTATTCTGTTCAATTAATGCATCTTTTTGAGCTAATAGGTTTTTAAGAGCTTTTCCTCCAAAACCATATCTTATTTGGGAATCTGATAGATTTCTTCTATTTAGAGAAACCATTTCTTTTCCTATATCCTGTATGGCATCTTGGTTTAACTTATATTCAAGTCTAGCTCTTTTAGTAGCTTGGATAGCATCATTTATGGGTTTAGATATCCCCATAAATCCTAGTTTTTCTAGGAATTTTCCTGCCCCCTCTAATCCAACCCCCATTAACCCTATTTCTTTGTTTACTTGGGATTGAAGTTCTATAGTTCGATTTAAACTTTCATTAAATGCCTCTCTTTCATTTAGAGCAGCTTGAGCTTCTATTAAATTTCTACTATTTAATTGTCCACTTTGTACAGATATCTTTAACTCTTCAAACTTTATTCTAGCTTGATTTTGGAGATTTTTAAGTTGTTTTTCAGATAAATCTTTTTCCCCTCGTCTATAATCTACTACTTGTCTGGAAATGTCTGATATACCCGATAAGGATTTTTTAGCTGAGTTTAGGTAAAGATTTTGGCGAGACAATTCATTAACACTATCTCTGAAACTTTTAGATATGTAATCTAAATCACCCGAAACTTCTCTGAATTCATTTCTTAAAGCTTTAACAGCCAGTAAAGCCTTATCTAAGTCTTGGAAAGGGGTTAAGGGTTTTTCCCCTAATTGTCTTCTAAGATTTGCAATTTCCTGGTTTAATGCGTTTATGTCTTGAGCCATGTGATTTTAGTATATAATATAAATATGAAACAAAAAAATCCCTTCTATTTAGAAGGGATATTTGCATTATAAGTATTGGTTTGTGGTATGTTAGGTCTAGCTATCTCGTTAACACTTTTATTAGTTAACATATTATTTTGCTCATCTATCTTTTCTTGCTCTTTATCATAATGTTCTTTTAACTTATTAAAAGTAAATGTTCGAAGCCAAATAGGCATTTCATATACGGTATCCCAATCATACCCCCCCTTACCATTAAATACTATTTCATGTATTTGGGAAAATAAATTTATTCTATGATTCGAAGTCAGGCCAAAAAAAGTTAAGGCTGATTGGTACAGCGATGTCCTCCCCTTCATCACCTTTAATAGTTAAATTAATATCTGGAGATATCCTTTTTATCTCTTGGCGTAGTGCTCTTGAATCTCTTGCTAGTAATTCATTATCAACAAATTCTCTTATAATTTTTCTATCTTTATCTCCATTAACTGAAGTAATTATGTATTTTAAACGCGTAGAAATTTCAGGTGCACTACCATTAGGAAATAATTTTTTCAATCCTTTTAATTCGGCTTCTATCGCTGCTTCATCACCATGGGTTAGGATTTTGTATCCAACTTCTAATTTAGATGCTGGTAAAGTGAAGTAGAATTCATTACCTTTAGTATAATCTACATCTTCAGGTAATTCTTTGTCTTTTAAAGTAGTTAAATCTACTTTATGTAATTTTCCTCCTGATTCGAATTCATAATCTTGGCCATACCCTAGAACTCTAGAGGCAATTAGAATAGCATTTTTATCACCAATTACCATATCTTTTAAATCTACTTTAGACACAATAAGTGAATCTAATAGTTTATCTAATACAGTACCTTGTTGAATGTAATTGGAGTTAGTTAGGATATCTTCTTCTCTTGCCCCCATGTACTTCATTTCAATAGTACCACTTGAAAGAGGATTGTCTTTTGAGTAAAGTAGACCTTTTGAAGGCAGTTCTACCATTTCGGTAGGAAATTTTGGTTTTGTAACTTGATTTTCCATAAATTATTTTAATGTTTATATATAAATATAGCGAAAATAAAAAAACCCACCAAAATGGTGGGTTAATTTTAAAGTATAAGGATATGATCTAGAAATTCAAGATGCAATAATCCATAGCTAAAGTACAGTTGATTTCTGCTGCAGCTTCACCTTGTGACCAATCGTAGTCTCCAAATGTTGCTGTTTTAATAAATGCACCTTTTATAATCCATTCACCAACTACGTCACCTACAGGACCTAGAACATTCATTGTGATATCTTTTTTATAGAAATCTGAATATCCATCTCTACCCGTTACTGATTCGTGAGATAAACGCATCCATTCCATCACTGCTTGTGATCCTGCTGGAGCAATTGGATCGTATAATGATAATGTGATATCATTCCATCTAACTTTACCTTTTATTTTACGGTAAACATTAATGTGGTCAAGTGTGATTTCACCAGCATCGAATCCAGGAGCTGAAGCTTTCTTAATCATATAAGCTGGGATTCCTTCTATATACATTATAAACCTATTTGCTACTTTTGGTTCAAAAGCCGTAAACATTATCTCATTGGGATTTAATACTGCCATGTTATATTTTTATTTTTAATTGTTATCTAATTATTTGTTTATAATAAATATTAAAGAATAGAGGAAAATATTATATTTTGTTTGATTTTTGTCTATTTTGAGTTTTAGTTAAAGGTTGCAAATTAGTATAATGAAAACATTGTTTTTGTTGCTCAATATCTTGCATATTAAAACTATCACAAGGTATTATATGATCCACTTCCCAATAAGAACCGTGATTACCCCAATTCATCTCCTCTTTAAATTGTTTTTCTAAATGTATTTTTACTTCTTCTAAAGAACAACCTAATAGTTTTATTATGTTAGAATCCTTATAAGTTTTATTTTTTTTTAATACTTCATTTAATCTAGTACCTAAAATTATTCTTAATTTGAATTTGGGGTCAGTATTATAACGATTTTTTCTATAATTATTATAATATTCAGGATTGTTCTTTAAATACCTAGCAGTAGATAATCTATTCTTCTCAGGATTTATCTTCTGATAATTTGTGGTACATTTTATATGTTTTTCTCTATTTAATTCATACCAGATTTTAGCATTGGAATTTATTTTTTCTTTATTATTAATATAGGACTTATTATTAATAAGTTTCATACATTCTCTACAAGTATTAGAATACCCATCTTCAGTTCTTTTATTTTTATTAAATAAAATATATTCTTTTTCGGATTTACAACTATTACAACATTTCATGACATTATTTCGTTAGGGTTTCATATAAATATGAATAAGAAAGGCTCCCTTATGGGAGCCTTAATAATATTAAATAAATTGATTTTTATACAAAAGTCGCACCTGTTGGTGTAACATTAAAATCTAATATAACAAACTCGGCAGTTCTTGTAGGTTGGATAAAAATCTGTCCTAACAATTGATTTCTATCTATTACATCAGCAGTATTGTTACTTTCGTCCATTACTACTTTGTAAGAGTATAAACCTTGTCTTTGTTGAATTGATTCAAGATAAGGATTTACTTGTCTTAAGAATCTATTTCTTGTAGCGATTGTATTTTGTTCAAACACTAAATTATCAGCAACTTGACCAATATATGATTTCAATTCAATTAACAATCTTCTAACATTAATTCTATCTAAAGCTGATGCTTTTTTCTGTAATGTTTTCTGACCATATGCTACTACACCTTGTCCAGGGAAAGTAGCGATTGAATTAACTTTTCCATCATATAAAGTATCTCTATCTGATGGAGATAATTTTCTTTCAGCTTGGATTACACTTAAACTACCTCTTGTAAATCCTGCAGGTGCGAACCATGGAGCAGAGATTCTATCATTGTAAGCAAATACACTTGGAATGATTGTTGAAGGTGGAACCCATGTTAATTTTCCAGTATTAGGAGCACTAACTTGAACCCAAGGATAGTATGCAGCAGCATAGCTACTATCAATTGCGGTAGCATTGTTAACTACAGTAGCAATTGTATCTCCTAAAGAAGACATATCAACTATAGCAATACAATCTCCTCTATCAGAAGCCATGTTAGTTAATGATGTAATTATAGCATTTCCTGTGGTAGCGCGTACTCCAGGAGTAGTAACAATATTGAATTTAAATTCATCTGTATTACCTAATAAAGAAATTGAAGATGTATAATCACTATTAGTTAAACCATATACACCACAATTTACTCCTGTAGCTCCACCAAATGAACCACTAGCAACTACTGGTAATGATGAAGTATATTGAGGTTGTGGATTTCCATTATTATCAAAATAATTTGGAGTAGTTAAAGATATAGATTTTACTCTTACATATCTTGATTTATTAGTGTAATCACCTGTAGTTTGAGTATATCCATTATCTGTAGTAACAGATTGGTTACCAATTACTGCTTCAATATAGTTAGATTGGTTTGGATCTAATGATAAGTTACTCCATGATTCTAATATTACTTTAGAATTAGGGTTATCATCTCCTCTTCTAATTAATAAATTAAATGTACCACTACCAGAACTAGAATTCGCAATTTCCCATCTTACATTGCTAGATGAACCTGATGCTAAAGTTCCGCTTACCTCAGTACCACCAGCACTATTTGCAGAAATTCCAGATGAAAGAGTTTCTAAAGAGAAACATGCTGCAGATCCTGATGCTGCTATACTACTTGTTGCAGGAGCAAAAGCTCCACTTACTGCTCTGGTTACTAATAAAGTGCTACCTCCTTGTTGAAAGTAATTATAAGCAGAGATTGAAGTTAAGTATTCATAAGATGCCCCACCACTAATGAAAGACCCACCAAATTTATTTAGATAGTCACTGTATGAAGTAACTAAAGTAGGTATTCTAACAGGACCTTGTACAGTTGGACCAACAATAGCTGCACCTGCAGTTATAGGGCCCTGTGTAATTTGCGATTGGTCATTTTCTCGGATTAATAATCCTGGAGATAAAAGAGTTTCAGCCATTTTTTAATTATATTTAAATTGTTTACTTTGTTTAATAATAAATATTAAAAAAGGGTTCAAAACCTATATTTTATGAATATATTATATCTCCTTCTTTTAGATCTATTTGAACATCACCATAAGCTTCTTTTAGCTTTTTGCTAAGTTCTACCTCAATTGCAGTCAATTGCTCGTATTGAGATTTTAAATACTGTTCTTCTTTTTCAAGTTGAAGTTTTTTAAATGCTAATTGCCCTAATTGTGCAATTAAAACTTCAGATTGATTTTGAAATTTAGTTAATTCTTGTAATTCTGATTCTTGTAACTTGCTTGGTTTAATCATAACGTTTTTAATTATTTAGTTTTTATCTTATTTGTGTTGCAGTAAATATTATCGACGGACATATTGGTATATTTCCTGCTGCTGGTAGTGTTGGAAATGTTGTATTTGCTTGATTACTTTCCCATGCAAGTTCTACATAGTCTCCTGCTGAGAATGTTTTCATAAAGTTCCAAGAAGGTACTACTGAGTCATTATTTGCTGTTCGAAGTCTAGTTCCTGATTCTGGTATGTTTACTCCATTTTTCTTAAACCAAATATAAACTGTAGCTGCGGTACCTGTTTCTAATTGTGCTGAAAATTCTAAGTTATAAACTCCACCGTTTGCAAAAGTAACTCTACTTCCACTTACAACACTCACTCCTACTGCTTCATCTAGTGTGTCTAATTGAAATGAGTGAGATACGTTAGCTGATCCTGATAGGGTTGTATTGTTTTGGAATGCTCCGTAATTGTACTGTTTATTACCACCAAAGTAGAAATCACTACCACTTGCTACTTGTAGAGAGCCTGTTACTTGAAATGTTGATCCTGATGCAAATACTAAATTACTTCTACTTACATCCGATGTTCCATTTCCAATTATAAAAGCGGATTGGGCTGATGATGATATATTATATTGTCCTTGAACATGTTGATAAGAACCCGATGCTACTGTATAATACCCTTCTGCGTGTGATGCAGTTGCAAATGCTTTTGTATATTCTCCCTCTGCGTGTGAATACTTTCCTGAAGCTGTTGTAAAGTATCCTTCTGCGTGGGATGCTCCTCCAATAGCTATTGAATACTCTCCTTCTGCGTGAGCAGAGGCTCCTGCTGCTATCGTAAATGCTCCTTCTGCGTGAGCAGCTGGTCCTGTTGTGATTGTTCCATCACCTTCAGTGTGCGAGTAGCTTCCAATAGCTACTGTACTAACTCCTTCAGCATGTGAGTAACTTCCTGATGCTAGTGTACTACTGCCTTCTGCGTGAGACATCCCACCTCTAGCTATAGTTTCAAAACCTTCAGCATGGGAGTATTCACCATAAGCGTAGTTGTTATTTCCTTCTGCATGTGAGTAATCTCCTATAGCCTGGCTATAATACCCTTCTGCATGTGAATAGGAGCCTGATGATATGCTATTCTGTCCTTCTGCATGTGAACCAAAACCAGCTGCTAGTGTTTCTGTACCTTCTGCGTGTGATGCCTGTCCACTTGCTATTCCATTAATTCCTTCAGCATGTGATGAGTTTCCGGATGCTACTGTATCTGCACCCTCTGCGTGTGATAGATATCCTGATGCTAATGTTCCTCCTCCTTCTGCATGTGAGTAGTCTCCTATGGATATGGTTTGAAATCCTTCGGCATGTGAGGATGATCCGGATGAAATAGTTTGAGTACCTTCAGCATGTGAAAGTAACCCTACTGCTGAAGTGCCATTACCTTCGGCGTGAGATCCGTCTCCTACTGTCTGTGTAGATAAGCCTTCAGCATGGGAATAGCTTCCTCTGGCTTCAGTGTCATATCCTTCGGCATGTGAGAAAGAGCCTGAAGAAATAGTATTAGTTCCTTCAGCATGTGAGTGTGATCCTGAGGCAAATGTATATTCTCCCTCGGCATGTGAATATAGTCCTGAGGATGTTGTGAATTGACCTTCGGCATGTGAATATGATCCTGATGATAAAGTATAGTATCCTTCAGCATGTGAGGCATTACCTAACGCTACTGTACCTACTCCTTCGGTGTGGGCTGATTCTCCTACTGAATTAGTTCCATCCCCCTCAGCATGTGAGTAATATCCTGTAGCTAATGTAGCATACCCCTCAGCATGTGATAAATCCCCTACTGTCCAAGAATTATAACCTTCAGCGTGTGAATAATCTCCTATTGTTCGATTTCCCCAACCTTCGGCATGTGAATATGATCCGCTGGCTTTTGTTAGATATCCTTCGGCATGAGAATATGATCCTGAGGCTATAGTATTTCTACCTTCGGCGTGCGAGCCATAACCTGATGAAGTTGTAAATAAACCCTCTGTATGAGATGCATCACCAATTGCTCTGGTGTTTGCTCCTTCGGCATGTGATGCATAACCTAAAGTTATAGTATTGCTACCTTCAGCATGTGAGTAGGGTGCTGATGATACAGCTTGACTACCTTCAGCATGTGAGTAATCTCCAGATGAGGTTGTATAAATTCCTTCAGCGTGTGAGTAAAGTCCTGATGATGATACGGATAAACCTTGTGTTAATTGACCATTAAGGTTAAGAATAGTACCATTAAAAGTTAAATTAGATTCTCCATTTATATTACCACCTCCAGTTGCAGTTAATAAGTAATTATTAGAGTTATTAGCTATAACTGTTGATATATTTGAAGCTGTAGCTGCAGTTTGTGCATATGAAGCTGTTCCTAATAATGAACCTGTAACTCCACTGTTGGCACTTATAGATTGAGAAACATATAATGAACCCGATAATACAACAGATCCCGTAATGATGGCTACTGTAGCCCCTGGTATGTTGTATAACCCACTTCCGTCTCCTGAAAATGAACCAGTAAAAGTTCCATTAGTGTTACCACTAATAGATACTGATCCAGTTATTATAATATCATTTGAGGTTGTTCCATTTAAAGCGTTTATTATCCTCAATAAATGTTCAGATCTAATTATCTGAGAAGGTGATATACCTGATGTACTAATTGTACTCATACTTTCAAAGTTTTATTCTCCAATAAATATTACAGTATTAGAGTTAATATTAGAAAATTGAGATTTCAGTTTATAGTGTTGTAATTAATACTAACCCGTCTCCTCCGTCTCCTCCTGATCCTCCAGTACTTCTATAAGATCCACCACCGCCTCCGCCACCGCTTCCAAACGATCCTTTTCCTCCTTTACCTCCAGTTCGTCCAGCTGTAGTTGCTACACCACCACCACTTCCTCCTGTGAAGAACATTGGAATACTCATTGATAGATTGTTAGGCAGAGATGTATATCCTGCAACTCCGTGTATTGTATCATCGGCGGCATTAATAGTTCCTGCAGGTATTGTTGGTAAGAATCCCGATCCTGTTATTAGTCCTGCTGCAAATCCAGTTCCTCCTGCAGAGCATGCTCCTCCTCCGGATGCTCCAGTGGCTATAGATGTTGGGGTTAGATTTGTTACTGTTCCTCCAGTGGTTGTTCCTGCTGTTCCATTTTGTCCAGGTTCCACATTTATTAATCCTAAGTTTCCATTAATTGTTGCTGCAAAACCCCAGATAGTTCCTGCTGTTCCTCCTGCTCCGGGGGTTGACGACCCACCTAATCCACCACCTGTAGGACCTGCTGCCCCATTTTGTAATAGTATGTTTATTGAAGCTGAATCAGGCTGATAACTTACGTATGTAAGTCCTCCTGAAGTACCTGCAGCATCTGCTACCCCACCTGCTCCTCCTTTTCCAATTAATATGTAAAGAGTATCTGGGAGGGTACATGCAAGAAATGTTGCTGAGAGGATAGCTGAGCTAGCTCCTCCTCCACCTCCTGTAGCTGTGTTAATAGCTGAGGTTCTTCCTCCACCACCTCCGCTACCTCCTCCTAATAGGAAAAAGTGTACAATATTGGCGTTTTTAGGTTTATTCCAAACCTTCCAAGTATGCCCATTACCGAGGAATAGGCTACTGTTATTTCTTACAGGTATATTGTTAACTGCACTCATAGTTTACCAGGCTGTAATTATTACTAATCCATCACCACCTCGCCCACCTGGGCCTCCACTAGCTGTAAGTCCTGCTCCACCTCCACCACCTCCACAGCCGTAGGCACCATTTCCTCCTGGTCCTCCAGTGCCAGCTTCCGAAGCTCCTCCACCTGCTCCCCCTGTAAAGAACATTGGTTGACTTTTTGTGGTGTTGTCTAATAGACTAGATTGATATCCTCCACTCCCCGCGCCAGCTGTTGTAGCATCCTGTGTTGCAAATCCTCCTGATACACTATTTAGGAATCCAGATCCTGATATATTACCTCCCACAAAGGCAGCACTAGTCGATGTATTTCCTCCTGATGCTCCCCCACATACAAATGTTGTAGGAATAATACTTGCTCCGGGTACTGAAATAGCACTATTAGCCCCTGCTGTTCCGGCCGCTGCTGTAGCAAACCCTAATTGATTTAAGATATTCCCAGTCCAAGCAGTTTCTCCGGATCCACCATTTCCTCCTCCAGAACCCGCGACAGCTACTACCGTTCCTGATCTCATTAAAATATTTAAAGATGCTGAGTTAGGTTGGACACATACAAATGATGTCATTCCTGATACTCCATTTCCTACGGTAGCACCTCCTATTCCTCCAGCTCCCCCTTGCCCAACAAGTAAGTAAAGTGTATCTGGAAGTTGTGATGCAGCAAATAGTCCTGTTGAATATCCTGCAGAACCACCACCTCCACCACCTCTCCTTGCAGCAGTTGCTAAACCTACACTTCCCGCACCACCACCTGCTCCTGCTCCTAAACAAAATATGTTTACAAACTTGCAGTTGTTGGGTTTGTTCCATACCTGGAAGGTTGAACCACCTTTAGTATAAAATACTTGGCTGTTTGATGCACCATTACTAATATCAAAGAAATCTACCATATAACTTTATTTAGTATTTTCCTGCAATAGCTATACAATCATATCCTGCAGCTACTGTTGTTCCTACTGTTACATAAATTCTATATCCTGGTGGTAATGCTACGTTTACTGGAATTTCATAGATAGATAGAGCTGTTGTTTGTGATACAGTAGTAACTGCTAATGATATTTCATCCCATAGTGTGTTATTATCGGCTGTTGCTATATCTGAACCGTTGTTAATCCAAATTCTAGCTACAGTGGCTATATTAGTTCCTAGTGGTCTAAATCTAAGTTTTTGAAGATAACCACCATTGGTAGCATCTGCTGTAAAAATTAAATAAGAAGTTCCTGATGTTAAGTCTGTTGTGGTGTTTGCTGTTGCTATTGGAGCAGTATTCCATTGAATATCTCCTACTCTTGTCCAAATTGGGGCTGCGTTTCCTGCCATTATATTTTATTTTTAAGTTAAAAAATTCAGTGATTGAAGTGCTGCTACAAGACCTAAGTCTGTAGGAGCTTTATCAGCATGTGAGGCACTTATGGCATATGAACTACTTAATGCATATGAAGCACTTGTTGCTGTATTAGCATATGATGCAGAAGTACTTTCTAAACTATATGAACTACTCAAAGCATATGAGCTACTTAATGCATATGAAGCGCTTGTACTGTTGAAACTATATGAACTGCTTTCGGCATACGAAGCTGTTACACTATAAGATCCACTTAATGCATATGAGCTACTTAGAGCATATGAGGCACTTGTAGCGTTATTTGAATAGGATGCTGATGTACTCGAACTAGCATAAGATGCACTTACACTTACTAGACTGAATGAGCTACTTAAGGCGTAAGATGAACTTAAATTAGTTAACGAATATGAGGCTGAAGTGCTATTATCACTATAACTTGAGGATATAGCATATGAAGCGCTCGTTGCACTATTTGAATAAGAAGCAGAAGTACTAGCTTGACTATATGATGAAGATAGTGCATATGAACTACTAATTGAGTTACTACTCCAAGATGAAGTTCCTATTAAATCTCCTAAAAATGACCCTGTTACTCCTTGTGTTGCGGTTAATGAACCAGTTACTTGAGTAATTGAACCACTGTTGTAGATTGTACCTGGTTGAATGTGATCTGATCCTTGCCCTACTGCTACAAAATTACTGGTCATTCCAGTTTCATTTCCCAACCCTGAAGTGTTCCTTGGACCTGAAATTAGCATTCCCCCGTCGTAGGTAGAACCTGAAGGATTTGAGTAAACCCATTTATTATTTTGTGAGTCCCAGAGCAAAGATCCAGTTGATGAATTACCAAATGATCCAGAATCTATTACTGTGATTCCTCCAAATCTAGATGAAGGATTATCTGTATTTAAAACTATTATGTTTGTGCCTATAGATACTACAGAAGCTGTTACATATGCAAAGGAGGCTGTCCCTATTATTTGTAGGTTTCCATTAATTACTCCTCCAGTTAATGGTAAGTAATTTGGGGCGTAAGAAGCAGTTTCTGAGTACGAACTTGATAGTGCAGTAGCCGCATACGATGCACTTACAGCAAATGATGCAGTTTCAGGTACATTCAACGCATAAGATGCGGTAGTAGCATAAGATGCACTTATGGCAAACGATGCAGTTGCAGGCACGTTTAATGCGTAAGAAGCTGTTAAGGCGTATGATGAGCTCAAACTACTTAGTGAGTAAGAAGCGCTTGTAGAATTATTCGAATAAGATGCTGTAGTGCTTGAACTGGCATATGATGCGCTTGTACTTGTTAAACTATATGATCCACTTAAAGAATAGGATGAGCTTAAGCTGTTCGCGGAATATGATGCAGTGATTGAATTGTTACTCCAAGAAGCTGTCCCAAATAAAGATCCAGTTATTCCTTGTGTTATATTTAATGAACCTGTTACTTGTACTAAGGTTCCAGCTGCAAATATTAGGTTACTTCTGTTACTAGTTGAAGTTCCATTTCCTACTATGAAAGCTGCATCTATTGAGGACGATCTATTATACTGACCTTGTACGTGTTGATAAGGTCCTGATGCTACTGTATAGTACCCTTCTGCATGAGAATATTGTCCTGATGCGGATGTAAAATTCCCTTCAGCATGTGACCCAGGTCCTGATGCTACTGTATAGTACCCTTCTGCATGAGAATATTGTCCTGATGCGGATGTAAAATTCCCTTCAGCATGTGACCCCTCTCCATTTGCTAATGTTTGGGATCCCTCTGCGTGTGAGTATACTCCGGATGCCATAGTCTTATACCCTTCAGCATGTGAGTAGTTTGCTAATGTGGTACTTTCTAAACCCTCTGCATGTGAGTTAAATCCTGATGATGTTGTGTATAGGCCTTCTGCGTGTGAGAATAATCCTGAGGCTCTTGTGTTACTTCCTTCTGCATGCGAGTAATCTCCTGATGATATTGTGTTACTTCCTTCTGCATGAGAATACTGTCCTGATGCCGTTGTATACCTACCTTCAGCATGAGAGGAGTATCCTGATGCAGATGTAGCATAGCCCTCGGCGTGTGAATAAGCTCCTCCAGCTGCAGTACTAAATCCTTCAGTGTGTGAATAGTTTCCTGTAGATACTGTTGAATGCCCTTCGGCATGTGACCAATCTCCTACTGCTTTAGTACCTCCCCCTTCTGCATGGGAATACCACCCGGATGCTGATGTAGAGTTTCCTTCGGCATGTGAGATGTATCCAGATGCTATTGTATTAAAACCTTCAGCGTGTGACCCACCTCCTACGGCTTGGCTACCCCACCCTTCAGTATGGGAGTAATCTCCTATAGCTGAGGTATTGGTCCCTTCAGCATGTGAACCATACCCTGATGATATTGTATTATTTCCCTCAGCATGAGAAGCTTCTCCTGAGGATATTGAATAATTACCCTCAGCATGAGATCCATCTCCAGAAGCTAGAGTGGAAAACCCTTCAGCATGTGAACCATACCCTGATGCTGTTGAACCTGAAGCTGTAATGTCATAAGGGTCTTGTGCTCCTTCAGCATGTGAATATGATCCTGATGCTGTTGTATAAAATCCCTCCGCATGTGATCCAGTTCCGAATGCAATGCTTCCTGATCCTTGACTTAAAGATCCAGTTATTACTTGATTTCCTATAAAGATATTTGAACCAGTAGTTGCAAATGTTCCAGATACTGCTGTAAAAACAGGATCTGTTTCTTGATAATATGAAGCAGTATATGAATAAGAAGAACTATTACTCTGCAATGCAAATGAAGAACTAGTACTCATAATACTCCAAGAAGAAGTACCGTAGAGAGACCCTGTTATCCCTTCAGTCACTTCTAATGCACCTGATATTATCAGTGAACCAGAGTATGGTGATAAGTTTTCAATAGAACCTGATGGTCCTTGGGGTCCTACTGAACCCGAAGGTCCTTGGATACCTTGAGAACCAGATGGCCCTACTGAGCCTGACGGTCCTTGTGAACCCGACGGTCCTTGAATACCTTGGATTCCTTGAATACCTTGTGAGCCTGATGGTCCTATTTCTCCTTGAATACCTTGAATACCCTGTGATCCAGAAGGTCCTGTTAATCCTATTGGACCTTGTGAACCCGATGGGCCCTGAGAGCCTGATGCTCCAGTTAATCCAATCGGTCCTTGTGAGCCTGATGGTCCTATTTCTCCTTGGGGTCCCTGTGAACCAGAAGGTCCTTGGATACCCTGTGAACCTGATGGTCCTGTTAACCCAATGGGTCCTTGTGATCCAGATGGCCCTGGAATACCTTGAATACCCTGGATTCCTTGTGAACCTGAAGGTCCAATTTCTCCTTGTGGGCCTTGTGAACCAGATGGGCCTTGAATACCTTGGATTCCTTGAATACCTTGTGAACCTGAAGGTCCAATTTCTCCTTGAGGACCTTGTGACCCAGAAGGTCCTTGAATACCCTGAATACCTTGTGAACCCGATGGACCAACTAATCCTTGTGGTCCTTGTGATCCGGATGGCCCTTGAATACCTTGTGATCCAGATGGACCAATTAATCCCTGTGGTCCTTGAGAACCTGACGGACCTGGTACCCCCTGAACACCTTGTGGTCCGGGAGCTGTTACTTCTACTACTTGGGTGGTTAGTTGTACTACATCTACAAAAGTAGGATTATTAGGATCAGTTACAGTTATGTAATTAATCTTCTCTTCAATTGAGATAGTATTTGTATTTAAGGATATGTTAACTGACATATTGTTATCTCTATCGGGTTACCTCTTTACTTAATGTAATTTGTCCTTCTAATATTCGGGTAACAGTATCACCTGATGATATTTCTAAATCGTATCTTGCAGTTTGAAAATTAAAAACCGATGAAGAAGCAGCGGATATATAGATTCCTATCGATCCGCTTGTTGGTGGAGTTGATCCATTACTTCCGCTAAAATTTAATCCAGTTCCATCCGCAGCTAGTGAGCTAGAAAGTGTAGCATAGGTTACAGGATTATTATCTGCAAAATTAGATCTAATTTGCATTTTGCCAGAATACCCTGTTAAATTAATAGGTAAACTATTAGGATCTTTATATTGAATTTCAAAATCTAAGGTAGTTCCTTGCTCTATAGTAAATGAGTATTTTCCAGCTGCCATATTTTTATATTATAAATGTATTTAATATAAATATGTGGAGTATTTAATTATCTACATTGACCTGTTCTTGATTCTCTATAATTTCATCTTCCTCTACCCACATTGAGTAGTCTCCGTTTAAAGGAACATAAATTTCTTTAGCTCTTATTTCTGGGTCTTCTGATTTGTTCACTAATTCTTTACCACTATCTGCAGTAATATGTATGTAGTAATCTGGTATAGTCTCTATTTTCATATATTTGATTTTCATTGCTTACTATTATACAACAGTCCAACCCTTTCCTGTTGCGATTGCTATTTCTCCTGCTGTCAATGCTGCTCTTCCTGGGTTAGTTGATACGTTTATTGTTTGCGCTCCTGCTGCTGTTCCTAGATTGTTAAATATGGTTACTATATTAGCTTGGCTTAGGGACATACCACTGTAGGAATGTCCTCGTGTTGCATTGATAATATTACTTTTACTTAACGTTGTGTTATTAGTTAACCAAGAAGTAAAAACAGTACAAACTGGTAAACTAAAAGCTGGAAGTTCTCTTAAATTCCAACAGTTTTGAAATGTTTGATTTAGTGTTGTTACGTTTGCAGTATTTAATGCAGGTAGGTATATTAAACTATTACAACCATTAAACATACCTGTCATATTAGTAGCTGCAGTAGTATTTAGTAAAGGGATTTCTGTCAAACTATTGCAACTAGAAAACATTGAAGTAAAATTACTTCCAGAGGCAGTGTTAAGAAGTGGTATGGTTGTTAATGAACGGCAGGTACTAAACATTGTAGTAAAGTTAATTCCTTTACTTGTATCGAATAATGCCACTGTCTCTAATGCATTGCATTGAAAAAACATACTTGTAAAATCAGTTACGTTTGATGTTCCCATTCCAGTTACGGTTGTCAATGAATTACAATTAGGGAATAAACTTGCAGCTGATGTTCCTAAAGTAAGATTTGGTGCAATTTTTAAAGATGCACATCCGTCAAACATAGAAGAAACATTTGTTGAGCTTGACAAATTAAAATTAGGAACATTTTCAAGATTATAACACCCAGAAAACATCAAGTTAAAGTTAGTTCCAGCACTTGTATTAAAATTATTTACTTCTACCAGTGCATAGCAACTCTGAAACATATTATTAAATGCAACACAATGGCTTGTTTCAGTTGGCTCTATGTAAACTGATCTTAAATTAAATAAATTGGTGCACCAGTTTTGTGGATTTTGCGTACCCATTTGACGAACTGTTATCTTCTCTAGTCTTGCGTATCTTACATTATTAACTCCACCACTAAATGTAGGTAGTGCACTTGGCGTTCTAATATCAAACTCTAGCCATCCTGGTGCATACGATTTAGCCAATGTTGGGTGCTGAACACCAAAACTAACAATGGTTAAATTCTGACCTGCTTGTGGTGTTATTCTTACTAAAGCTTGTCTAAAACCCTTGCTTGTCAATGTTCCTGATGGTAGTGAAGAAAATGTATGTTGATAGGATGCAACTGCATTTGAAGCATAGTTTGTAACGGTTCCATCACCCCAATCAACAGTATAATTGCCTTGACATTGTAAAGCAACATAATTTCCACCATCATCATATACAGCCATCAATCCAATAACTTCTTGAGTACCTGGTGTTGGCATTGCTAACCAGTCTGCAGGTCTTGTCCAGGAGGATGATGAACCTGTAGATGCAGTACTTCCTGATTGAGGTAGTCTAAAAGTTCCTACTGCCATTATTTGAAAATATTAAAAGTTACTATTATATCACCTGTTGGTGCGTTTGTTGCATACATGGTTACAGTCTCACTTGCACTTAGAGTTGAAGGTAAAATATCTGCAGCTCTTACAATTGATATACTTGAAGTTGCAGGTATTACATCTACTATACTTGTAGCTGTTATAATTGCATTAGAGTAAACGTAGTTGTAGTAGCTACCTGTAAGTGACCAACTTCCTGATGCTAATGTTACTGGTGTTATTTGTGTTACTGTAAGTGCATTAGTTGCATAAGATGCAGTGAGTGCGTACGAAGCACTAGTTGAGTTCAGTGAATATGAGGAACTTTCTCCGTTTAGTACATAAGAAGCTGTTCCAAATAATGAACCTGTTATTCCTTGAGTGACTATTAATGATCCTGTGACGTTTGAACTTCCTTCTGAGAAGAATCCGTTCTTAATTATAAATTCGTTTGGCATATCTGTTCCCTATCCGAGATAATGTTTATGTTGTATTAATAAATATACTATAATTGGTATCTTGATCTTGTTGCGTTATAGTGTTGTAGGATTTCTTCAGCTGATAGTACTCTGGTGTATATTGCAGTTTGTGCTATTCTTCCTGTGTATGGGTCGCTATCAACACCACCAACGTTTCTAAATCCTAAATGAAACTGTGGATGGGTGTATGTTATAGTTCCTGAGCTTAGTAACGTTGCTAAATACGAAGGCACTTCAACTCCATTTAGATATAAAAGTAGATTTGTACCACCATTAACACATACGGCACTTATAAACGCCCATTGATTTAATGTAAGTAGATTATTAGCCGAAATCCTATAAGCTTGGTCAGCACCTATAGATATAAAAAATCCGTTAGTTCCACCACCACCAGCAACACTAAAAAGCCAGCCATTTCTAGACGAGTAGTTCATAGAATTTGCCACTACAGTTCTTCTAGTTCCTCCTAAAATTGTAGGAAATATCCAAGCCGATACTGTAAAATTCTGTCCAGTATTTATGCTTGAGGTTAGAGAGACTCTATCGTCAATCCCATCAAAGACAATACTTCCATTATTATTTGAATTAAAAGTTGGTCCATTTACCAATGTTAGATTATTTCCACCACTAGATAAATCATTCCAAGTAGTTGAACCACTGATGTATGATTTTGGGTTAGCTATGTCTGAATAGAATGCTAATTGATTTGTGACTATATTTCCACCACCTTCTACGGTACTCATATCATTTCCTCATTTGATGACCATTCAGGTTGAGATAAAATTACCAATATTTCTGTATAGGTATATGGTCCTTCTTTAGTTGTTAAACTATCAACTGATGTTGGTATTATTTCACCATCCCATTTAACAAATGTTTTGGTTTGGTCTATTGATTTTCTTACTGTATCTTGTGATGTTTCTAATACTTGAGTAAAATCAATATTAGGTAATTCTGATACATTGAATATCATAAAGTTTCTTGTTTCGTAAATTGTAATTTCTTCCATTATAAAAATCTTGATTTTAATGCGTTATAATTTTGTAATACTTCAGTACTCGTTAATGCTTTATTATAAACTTTTATAGAATATAAACTACCAACTATTGGTCTATATGTGCTATCCCTAAAATCACCAAAAGAAGTTGTTGTTGATAATGGTTGTATTATACTAACCTTTAAAGTTGATACTTTTTCAACACCATTAACATAAGCTTTTTGAGTACTACCATCCCAAGTTAAAACAATTTGATAAACAGTGTTACTATCAGCTATAATACCAGTACCCATATTTGCAAACACGCCATCAAATACCGCAAATATTTCGTTAGTTTGTAATGTAGAACCAGCATATCCAATACACATATAAGAACCAGCTACACTAGTTGGGGGTGTGAGATTGCCATTATTATGTAATATATAACCAAAACCACCATTAGCAGTTGGTGACGGTATTGCCTTAACCCAAACTTCATATGTTTGATTTGATGTTGAGGTAATTGGTGTTGTAAATACCCCTCTATCATCAATACCATCAAAAACAATTCCACCTCCATTATTAGAACTAAATGTTGGATTATTTATTAATGTTCCATTTACATTTTCGCCATTAATGTTATTCCAAACACTACCAACTCTATTATAGGAATCTAATTTACCAGCATCTAAATCTAAAACTAAACCATCTTTAACTATACCCCCTAAATATGATATTCTTCCAGCCATTATATAAATCTCGATTTTGTTGCGTTATAGTTTTGTAGGACTTCAGTCGCACTTAATTCTCTACTATATGTTTTCACCATAGCAATTTCACCTAAATACCAAAAAGTATTATTATATCTTTGACCTAATCTCCAACGACCTACCCAGCTTCCAATACTAATTGTTTCATCATATGTATTGGTTAGTAAACCATTAACATAAATTTTGATATTCAAATTATTAATAGAAACCGTTACCATAGACCAAACACCAATAGGAACA